TTAAATATTATTAAATATTATTAAATATTATTAAATATTATTAAATATTATTAAATATTATTAAATATCATTAAATATCATTAAATATCATTAAATATCATTAAATATTATTAAATATTATTAAATATTATTAAATTAAATACATATTTTACCTAAAATTTGGAATGGTACCACGCTCATTAAAAATCCAAAATACGCTTTATTTACACAATAATAAATCAATAATATAACATAAAAAAATGAAATTTTATTTAAATAATGTGCTTGATTTATTATTACATATTATATGAAAATGACTAATACTAATAATATTCATTTTCATAATATTTTAGATTACATATATAATCGTACTTTGGAACGAAAAATATGCAAGATTAATTATTCTTGTAAAAGCATTCATACTTCTATTATGCTTCCTTCTGGTAATAAAAATAAAAAAAGTGTACTAAATTTTATTAAACTTGGAAATGTTGGTGAAAATTATTTTAAACATAATCATTGTACTATTCATTCAGAAATTAGTTGTTTAAATAAATTAAATATTAAATATTCCGAAAAACGAAACAAACGTTATAAAAGAAAAATGGAATTAATTGTTATTAGAACATCACCTTTGGAAAACAAAGTGGGGAATTCTAAAATATGCAAACATTGCTTACAATCACTGTCATCTACAACAAACGGAATAAAAATAACTAAAATTCATTACACCACAGAAAACGGAACTTTCCTGAAAACTACATTGACAAAATTAAAAAATGATGAAAATCAATTTATATCTTCCGGAAATCGCAAGCATATTTGGAACTGACCGATTTTTACCATAAACGCACTACATATAGCATCACCAACAAAAAATATAAAAGTGTTTGCGAATTATTTATTTAATTGTTTTTTATTCTTTTTAGGGTTTTTTCAATTATTTTTTGTTTTTTATTACCTTCTTTAAGGTTTTTTTAATGGTTTTTTTAATGTTTTTTTTATAGTTTTTTTTTAGAGTTTTTTTCGCAACTTTAACATTATCGGATGGTATATATTTAAAAAACCAAAATTCGTATTCTTTTGAATTTTTTTTCAATGTATTAAACTTTTCTTGTTTTGTCATACGCATATCAGTCAATCCTTCTTGTTTTCCATAACAAGTTATTGAAAACTTTTGGTAAGATTTTGTATGTTTTATTTTATTAATTATATTACTTAATAATTTGGATTCACACATTATTTGCTTGCTATTTGTAATCGCTGTCGTATCAATTATTAAATATTTTAAAGCCAAATTAAAACTTAATAATGTTTCAATACTTGCCATCTTTATATTTTCATGCATATAATTCACATTATTATAACTATAACACGCATTACTATGATATATTAAAACTAATGGTTTATCATCTATAAATATACACACACTTTTAGGAATAATCTCACCAACAGTATCATATTCTTTTGTAGTTACCTTAGAATAGAATGTTAATAAATCGCAAATTGAATTAACCACAATATCCACATTATTCGCAATTACCGTAAATGGTATATTATTAGCACGAGATTTATTAAATGATTTTGGTAATTTTAACATAGTGATAAAATAATCAATTGCTACATTTCCCATAAATAACACATTTAAATCACTCAATTTTTTAAAAGTACGCTGTAATATATGTTTGTCAAAAAATGATGTTGTTACCAGTTCTTTACAAGATTTAGGGTTTTTTATTACTAATGGATGGTGCTTATTTAATAATTGTAATCGTTCATATACTTTTTCCCAACGACTGGTATCACCTGCTGGTCTTGATAATTCTAAATACATACTCATTCGTAAAAAATCTGGCGGTGTGTAATAAATTCCACTTATTTTTATACTTTCCTTTTTTAAAGAATTAAATAATAATTTAGGTATATATGTAATGTCAGCAACTCCCACATAATTTACATATACTTTAAATGTTCCCACATGAACACCTGCTTTTGCTTCTACATTTGGTAAGTTATTTTTATACATTATATCTGCCAATTGTTTGGCATCTGATACTGCATTTACACTGAAAAAATCATAATCAGCTATTTGATTGTCCATATCGTAAAATTGGTCTTTTTTAGGCAATATATTATTTATAGCAGTACCACCATAACAAATCAATTGCTTATCTTTAATAAATTTTTCTACCAATTGAATTGCTTGTTTTATTATTGGGTCAGAAGCAATAACTAAATCCATTTTATCACCCGCCATTTTAGCAGCTTTTTTTAAAAGTATTAAATCATTGCTCATAAGGTTAATATATAATTAATGTATATAATATTAAAACATATAATTTATATTTTATTATTATTATTTTTTATGGTTTTTTTTATGTTTTTTTTTACGTTTAAAAATTAATATATAAATATCACATACATATATTATATAATTATGTCTTCCTATTTATTTTTAATAACTACATTATTAGGATTAATTAACATTGTATTATGTATTTGTTATTATTTATTAAACACCAAATACAGTGATTTACTAACCAAACATAATGAATTAGTTATTTTAATTTCAAATAATGACGAATCCGTTGATAGTGATGACGAATCCGTTGATAGTGATGACGAATCCGTTGATAGTGATGACGAATCCGTTGATAGTGATGACGATAACGATGATGTTGAGGATGTTGTGGATACTAAGGATGTTGATGATGTTAAGGATGTTGAGGATGTTGAGGATGTTGAGGATGTTGAGGATACCAATGATGTTGTGAATGTTGAGGATGCTGAGGATTCCGAGGATGCGGTTGAAAGTGAGGAACCAGTATATAATAAGGATATAATTGAAAATGAATTAACTTTGGATGATGTAAAAATAAGCACTGTACCCGTTGCTCAATTGCGTAAATTAGCATTAACCTATTTAACTCATATTGATAATGCCGTAAAATTACCAAAAAAACAGTTGGTTGCTGAACTAACTAAAATATCTGAAAATAAAAACGAAAAAGTAGATGATGTAAATAATACCGATGTACCAAATGAAGATACTGAGGTAATGTTAAAAAGTGAAGATAATGAGGATGATGCTGTAATGGTGTAATTATAATATAATTGTGAGTGGTGAGTGTGGTTATTTAATTTGTTTATGAAGTGGTGTTAATTTTTGTTGTATGCAATATGGAGATAATAATTGCGACGGTGACTGTTGATTATAAGGAATGATAATAATATTAATAATATTATGAAATGACACGTGTTTATGATTTATACGATTTAATTTGTGATATAATTCACTGCTCATAATATCATTGGACGATACTTGCCATTTGGAAGTGGGTGAATTTGGTGCGGAATGTGATGGAGAGGGTGTAGTAGACGATAAAGATTTGTTTATATTTATTTTTTTTATGAATCCAAATTTCATATTATATAATTAATCAATATAAAAAATATAAAAAAATTTTTTTTATATTTTTTATATTTTTTATATTGATTTTGATAATATACATATATTTAATTAATCATATATTTAATTAATCATATTTTTGTTTGTTATTGTTTTTTACAATAATAATTATTGCTATTATAATAGCAATTGTATTAGGTTCATTGGGTTTATTTTTAAAAACAACGCACATAATTAGAAATTAATACGAAAGTTTTTGGGAAATAAGTTTTTAATATAGGGTTTTTATTATTATATTTTCATAATATAATAATAAACATTCTGTTATTTTAACAAAATGATTTTTTTTATGGATTTAGAAAAATATAATCAATGGGTAAATGATGGTTGTCCAATAAACGATGTAATAACCATGATTGATTTAGGTCATTCAAATCTTACTTCTATATCTGAAAATATTGACAATTTTACTAATTTAAAAACCTTATATTTAAATCACAATTTATTAACACATTTACCTGAAAGCATTGGGAGATTAACTGATTTAGAAGAACTTGATATAAGTAATAATCAATTATATGAATTACCTGAGAGTATGGAAAATCTTGTTAATTTAAATGAACTTATCCTACATAATAATCAATTAACCAGAATACCAATAAATATAGAGAATCTTCCTAATTTATTTAATATTAACACACGTAACAATCCAATAATAAATGTTAATTTAATAGACGATTTTGATTACGAAAACACAGAACCAATGTTAATAGACGAACTAAATAATTCATTTGATGATAGTGGTCCAATGTCTTTGGATGAATTAAATATTAATGAGGATGACATAATTACACCTATTGAATTACATACAACAGATTTACCTTGTGTATCTAACATTAACGATTTTTATTCTAAAATAGGATATGATGTATATAATGGAAATATAACCGTCCAAAAATTTATTGAAGAAAATCCTGATGATTATATTATTTTTATTATTAACAATTCGTTTTATTTTAGCACCAAAAATATCATAGAACAATCTATTCACGATGAATCAAATATTCGGTATGAATGTTTAACACTAAATAAAACAGAACTTTCAAATATAGTCAAAAATAAACCCATAATTCAACTTCGTTCAATTGGATTGCCCGTACAATATATGTATATTGGACAATTACTTACTTTAATTACATTACCCAATCATATTTATACTATTAAAAAAACCAACAAAATATTATACAGTGTAGTATCAAAAAATGTATTAGATGGTGAAGATATAGTTAGTGCTTCACATTGTCAAGATGGACAAGGTAATAATATATATTCTTTGGAAATATGTAACGATAATTTAAATTTATCATCTATCGGTGGATTTAATAATCGTAAATATTTTTCCAATAATTCCAAGAAGAACAAGAAAACAAAAAAGACCAATAAATACAATAAATCCAAGCATTCTAAGAAATCCAAGCATTCTAAGAAATCCAAGCATTCTAAGAAATCCAAGCATTCTAAGAAATCCAAGCATTCTAAGAAATCCAAGAAATCCAAGAAATCTAATAAAAATTAAAAAAAACTTTAAATATTATAAATATGTTACAAAATAATAAAAATAAAAAATATTTTTTATTATTTTTTTTAACATTAACAAAATTATATTTATACCGCAGAAATATTCATATTATATGAAAGTGGTTTAGCTTCTGATATTATTTTACAAATAGGTTCTGTAATTACACTAACCACGTCATCTTGGTTTAATAATTGCCTATATTCCTCAATAGATAGATTTCCAAAATATTTATCCAACGTATAATATGGATTGGGAGCGCATTTAATATTTCCACTATTATTAATTCTTTTATATAACTGATTTAATAAATAATATCGCTCATATAATATACTTGTGTCAATTGTTTCTATATTAAATAAAAATCCAGCAGCACAATTAACTGTGCAAAAATTACCATATACATTGTATTTATTATTAATATGACTATATGGTATATATATAGGGTCATTGTTAAATTCACATGTGCAAAAAAAGCAATTGCTTTTCTTATGTTCATTAATTAATTTAAACGAGTCAGAATATAAAATATTTAATACTGATGTATTTAATGTTGAATTTATACAACTACTTTCATAATGTATATTATTTTTATTAAATTCTAAATTATCATTTGATAATAATTGATTTTTTTGTCGTGTAGAAATCATTGTATTTGTATTTCCTGATATTTTAATATTGTTAGTATTATTGTTGGTATTGTTAGTATTGTTGTTGGTATTATTGTTAGTATTATTGTTGGTATTATTAGTATTATTGTTGGTATTATTATTATTATTGATGGTATTGTTGGTATTGTTGGTATTGTTGGTATTGTTGGTATTGTTGGTATTGTTGATATTGTTTGTATTGTTTGTATTGTTGATATTGTTGATATTGTTTGTATTGTTGATATTGTTTGTATTGTTGGTATTGTTGGTATTATTATTAGTGTTAAATATAAAATTTAGGTCACTAAATTTACATTTTAAATTTAAAATAATTGGTTTTTGTATAATACATTGTTTATTATTTGTGTTATTATGTGTAAATAAATTCATTGTTGATGCGTTGTATTGTTTTGGTTTTCTTCCTCTTTTTTTTGGTAATTTAGATTGTTCTTGTTCTAATAATTGACGTTCTTGCTCTTCTTTGGGCAATTGTTTGAATTTTTCAGCGGCAATTTGTTCTAATTCTAATAATTTTGCTTTTTCAGCAATAGATTTTCTTCCTCTTTTATGTAATGACAATTTGTTTTGTGAATTATCAATATTCATATTATAACAATATATAAATATTCTTTATACATTTGTTTAGGTTATTTTACGATTATTTCAAGGGTTTTTTAATGAAATAATTGAAAATATTGAAAAAAATAAACTTTTTATAAATAACACATTTACTTAAAAAAAACTTTATTAATTATATTATTATATTATCACAACTATACTTATGATTTTGATTGATTGTTACAATGATTGTTATGAAAGTATAATACATTTATATGAATATTGTAATGAAAATATATGGTATTGTTGTTGTTATAAAACACACTATTACATGGAAGACCCAGAAGTAGATAATGTTTATATTTTTTATAAAAGTGAAAATGGATATAGTGAATCACTTTCAAATTATATGTAATCATATGTAATTTTTATAAAAGATTTTGTGAAAATTAATTAGGTGATTTTCCACATTATTTTTTTGCGTATAATTGCCCAAAAAAAATACAAAAACATCATTTGTAATTGTATAAATTTAATGACAATTGTTGTATGTAATATAGTTTTGTTAAAAAACAATTGGTAATATCGCTGTTTTATAATAATACGGGGGATGTATATTTACAAAATGAACATTAAATAAATTACCAATACATATACAATTTCTTTGATACATATGTGTCTTACTATGATTAATAGTAATTTAAATATGGAAAATGTATAACTTACATTAGTAATTTGTTTAAATATATAGGTGATGATTCAATAAGTAAATAATATTTATATGTTTGTTTGCATTAATGAGGTTGGTCTGTTAGCATAAGTATATGGATTATTTTGCATCGCTTTCAATACTCTCGGGTCCATTCGGTTATCTTGTCTATCATTTTCAATTGCTCGTGAATTAAATGCCCCAACTTGCGTTATCTCTGGAATAGTCGTAAATACTGGTGCTATGGATGTTTGTCTATTACTATTTGCGTTATTATATTGCTTATGTGTAGTTACATTTACATGTCCGTTAAAAGCATTTGTATTTCCGCCATTAGTTCTTCCTTGGATAGTGCTTGATTTATTAACATTATTACGCTGATTATAATAGGCAGACATTGATGTTAAACCACGTTTAGCACCATCACCACCACCAGGATTTAATTTGGGTTCTTCCGCATTGGATATATTACGGTTGTTAGTGTCGGATGGCATTGCGTTATTAACGTATTGACCGTTTTGTACCCGATTTTGCGTTCCAAATGATGAATATTGGGTAGTTTCACGAATAGTTGGGGGAAGACTGGTGTTATTTGTGGGTACAGCAATTCCACGCGGAACACTACTACCAGGGTCTCCATATTCATGAAAAGGTGATGCGGTTCCTTTTTTTGTAGGTCGCAATATATTTACCAATGGTGCAACTACCGCCCCTGCTGTTTGAGAAAATGCTGCTCCAAGTGATAGTGGTTTATTATTAGTTGTACGATTTGTATCACGCAATTCATCATCATATGTAACCAAATGAGTATTTGCTGAACGGTTTAAATCTTCGGGAAACGTTACTTCTTGTGCGGTTTTTGTTGGCTCTTGGTAATTCGTGGGGGTATAAGTAGATTGATTGCCATTAAAAGCAGTACCAACATAATTTATATCACCCGTATTACTTTTAATATTTCCCATCATTTGCTCCGGATTTACACGATGTTTTGTATTAGCACCAGTTGTTTTTAACCATTGGTCTTCACTAACTTCAAAGGTTTTTGTAGGGTTTTTATGTATAACAGCACCTAATTGACCAGTATTTTTTACGTGTGATTGACCTGGACCTTCATGACCATACAAAGTATATTCAATCTTAGGATTGGTTTTTACACGCATTTGGTCAATATTACGGTCCAAAGTAACATCACGTGCTTCCATACCAGCATTAAGACCACCAGAACCATCCGTTGTGTATCCTTTATTTAATCCAGGTCCAACTAATTCTGATTCAAATGGTTTCACATTATTTTTATTATTCCCAGGAACTACACGGGAACGCATGAATTCACCAGTTGTAGGCATACCATGTGCCCATCCTAAATCAGACTGAGGTTTAAATAGAGGAGCACGTTCTTCTTTCCGTGTAAGTGTGCTTCCATAACCACTTTTATAATCTAAACGTTGATTGCCATCATCAAAATTCTGTACATAGGCATCTATTTTACCACTTGTAAAAGGAACCATATTATTATGAGTAAATTTATCATCAGCATTATACACATCAAATGTATTTTTAATTTGATTTCCTACATTTTTACCTGCTTGTGCGTCCTTATTAAATATATTTTGATTCAAAAACGTAGAAGCACTTTCATTCATTGTAGGCAATTTATTTGTTGTTGAAAAATTTGGATTTTTACTTGTTATTGATGTAGGATTATTAATAAAAGTTTCATCTTCATTATTAATACCAAATTTATCTATATTTTCATTGTTATTTTCAGCAGTATTATCATTATTATTTTCATTTTTTAATTGTGAAATATAATATGTACCTGCCACAGCTATGATGGGGATTAATAAACTCATTATATATTTATAATATATATATATTATTTTTATATTTACTATAAACATAATAAATAAATTTTTATTTTATATAATTTTAAATAAACCACTAAATTAATTATTATTTATATTTTTTAAACAAAACGTCCATAATAATTGAAAAACTGAATAAAATTCTATGGATGATGTAAAAGCAATATTTAAATTTGTTTTTATATCTGGATTTTCTATTTTTTTATTAATTATAAATTGCGTTTGAATAGCTGTATATCCGTGCGTATATGTAAATAATTCACTTAAATCCCACATAAATAAATAAATATCATCATAATAAATTATGGATTGATTTTTTAAGGAAATTATATATGGAACTACTTTATTATTTATTAATTTAGTCAATGATATATATTTTTTATTGTATAATTCGTGTTGTTTTTCAGTTATTTGTGGTATATATTTACAATATAAACGTGATTGTAATGGTAACATTATGGTTTTATGTAATCCAACAAATATAAATCGTGTTTTTTTACATTCAGAGGCAATTTCAATATATTTCCTAAAAATAGCTTGTAGTTTTACAGGTAATAATGTTGCGTTTAATACAATTACTAATTTACATAAAGAAGATGAATTTATTGTTTTTGATAAAAAATTTATTAATTGTAGTTCTATGGTTTGTACCGGATGCATTAATTGACAAGCATCTATTTGAAAAATATTATGATATATTAATTTGTCGGTATCATACAATTGAGACAGCAATTTATTAACGGTTGTTCGTTTTCCTGATTTATGAGGACCATAAAAATAATAATTATACATATTATGTTCATTTTTATTTTCTATTACATCCGCATCTACATCTACATCATCAATTTTATTTTGAGTTGATGAAATTACAGACATTATCAAATTGTTATTTTTTAAAAGATTATATTATTATTAATATTATACACCCGATTTATTAAAGTAATTATAATATTTATTATATTTATAATAAAAAAATGATTTTATTAATATAATTATGATTAATATCTAATAAGTTTTAATTATGGATAATTTACCCATAAATCATGGACAAAAATGGAATTTAACGGAAGAAAATTTATTATTGCAAGAATTTAATGATAATATTGATATTAATATTATTGCACAAAATCATGGTAGAACAGTGGGTGGCATAAAAGCAAGACAAAAAATTATAACATATGACTTGTACATGGAACAAGTACCGATAGAAGAAATAATTGCTAAAATAAGATTGAGTAAGGAAGAAATAACTGAAATCATAACAAATAAACAGTCAAATATAGTGTATAATATGAAATTAAAAAATGCTTCAATTGAGGAAATAATAGAAAAAACTAAATTAAATATGGAACAAATTGTTAAAATTATAGAAAATAAGTTTTCATTATGTGAAAACAAACAAAATAATAAAACCATAGACTCAAAAATAATTGAAATGAAGAATGAAATAAATGAATTGAAAAGTGAAATAAATGAATTAAAAAGTGTAATAAATGAAATGAGAATATATCATAAATAGTGCCTATGTTTTAAAAAGGTGTAAAGGGTTAAATGATTGTAAATAGGACAATGCATTTACGGGAAATGACGCATCAATTTTGCGTATAAATATATATTTGAGTTTATTATTTGGAACTGACATGCATTTATGATTTATCCAATCCAATTCATAAGTTGATGCATTTGTAAATGTATATGGATGAGTTCCACTATTTTGGTCCCAATTAGTTAAATGCGTAATAGAATCAATTATTTCCTTTTCATTTCCCAATATTCCATAATAATACAACGCAATCGCAAAAAAACTTTCATTCGCAATAATTCCCTGGTTAATTAATTTAGTCCATTTATATTGATTGTGTACAAATTCAATCATTTTTATACCGTGTGACCGTGTTAAAATAAACCAAGGCTCATTATACAAATGATATTGTGATGGAAATAAATTTAAATTAGCACGTTTATGATATTGTACGTTCCACTTGCATTTTTCCGTTTTAATAATTGATTTATACTTGTTTTCCAAAAACAACTTTTTGAAATCTATTGGATTCATTATTGGCAAACACTTTTCTGTACAAAAACAAAACCAAGTATTATTATTGTCATGATTTAAAGCAAATGATAATATATTTAAATACGCATTTAATACATAATAATAACTTGTTTTACTAATATAATTTCGTGGAATACATTTGCTTTTTATCCAATCAGATGAAATTGTATCGTAATCTTTGTAATGAAAATATACATTTATTATTGATTCATTTTTAGAAATCCACTCTTTCCAATAATTTTCATGATTCAATGTTTGCTTACCACTAATTAAAAAACACATAGCAATTTTATGTGTATTTTTATTTTGTACTTTGTTTATGTTA